ATACAATCCTCTGGGACGAATTAGCACTGAACATTCTTAAAGGCGCTCTTGATTCAGGTAAGCATCGCAGGATTTTTTGGAACGCAGATTCTTCTAAATTGCGTAATGAGGGAATTCCGGATCACTTTGAATTTCATGGTTCGATTATCTTTATTTCAAACTTGAAGTTTGACAAACTAACGAAGGGCAATCGAATTGGCAAGATCAAGGATCACTTGGAAGCCATTATCTCCCGTTGTCATTATTTGGATCTGACACTGGATACAATGCGCGATAAGATGATGCGTATTAAGCAGATTGTTGGAGACGGTATGCTTGATGAGCACAACCTCAAGGAAGGCGATGATCAGATGATCGTTGATTACATTGATGCGAACAAGGATAAACTACGCGAAGTATCACTGCGAATGGTTCTCAAGGTTGCTGACTTGTATAATATGGCACCTAAAAACGAGAAATGGAAACGACTGGTTGAAACGACTTGTATGCAGAGACAACCAACCGTTTAAGATTTACACTGTCTGAGCGGATAGTGGCCGGGGGGCAACCCCCGGTTTTTTACCTTGACTTTTTATCCGTTTTAGTATAAAATAGTATTATGGCTACAGCAAAATTAATCATTCGTGATGAGGTTAATATTAAACTGGATCAAATAGATCCGTTAACTCGTCGTAAAATGTCCGCCGCTCTTAAATTTATGTTGCCATATGCCTACCATATGCCTTCGTATAAGTTAGGACGGTGGGACGGAATGATACGGTTTTGTGATATTGGTGGCAGAACTTATTTAAACTTGTTGGATACATTGCTACCAATAATCCAAAATGCAGGATATGATATTGATATTGAGGATCATAGGCAGACTTGGAATCTAAAGTTTGATGAAATAGATGAAAATTATTTAAGTAATATTAATTGGCCAAAAAAACATACGCACGAAGGGCAACCTATTGTATTGCGTGATTATCAGGTAGAGGCTATTAATAATTTTTTAAATCACTTGCAAAGTTTACAAGAGATTGCAACAGCCGCAGGTAAAACAATTATTACTGCTACCTTAAGTAAGTTATGTGAGCAGTACGGTAGGACGATTGTTATAGTACCTAATAAGAGTTTAGTAACGCAAACAGAAGACGATTATATAAACTTAGGATTAGATGTTGGTGTGTTTTATGGTGATCGAAAGGATTATGGACACCAACATACCATTTGTACTTGGCAATCATTGAATGTGCTATTAAAAAAGAGCAAACGAAAAGAAGCAGACATTGACATAGAACAATTCATAGATGGTGTTATTTGTATTATGGTGGATGAGGTACATCAAGCAAAAGCAGATGTGCTAAAAGAATTGCTCACTGGTGTATTTGCTAATGTACCTATACGATGGGGATTAACTGGAACAATACCAAAGGCGGAATATGAGTTTGTAAGTCTTAAGGCAAGCCTTGGCGAAGTTATAAATCGTATAAGCGCACACTCATTACAAGAGCAAGGCGTGTTAAGTAATTGCGAAGTTAAAGTTTTGCAATTAAAAGACGATGTTGAATATCCAAATTATCCAAGTGAGTTAAAATATTTGTCAACAGATGCAAATAGAATAGATTATTTGGCAAGTGTAATAAAGGATATATCAAGTGCTGGTAATACACTTGTGTTAATTGATAGGATTAAGACAGGTGAGATGTTAATAGAAAGAATACCAGATGCTATATTTGTAAGAGGAGCAACTAAAAATGAAGAGCGTAGAGAACATTATGATGAAGTGGCGACAAGTAACGACAATCTTATTATTGCAACATACGGTGTTGCATCTATTGGCATTAATATTCCTCGTATCTTTAATTTGGTTCTTATAGAGCCAGGAAAAAGTTTTGTAAGAGTAATACAGAGTATTGGACGAGGGATTCGTAAAGCACACGATAAAGACTTTGTTCAAATATGGGATATTACTAGTAATTGTAAATATAGTAAACGACATTTAACAACACGAAAAAAATATTATCGCGATGCACAATATCCGTTTAATATTGAGAAGGTTTCCTATAAATAAGTTGCAATTTGTTTTGTGTTGTTGTATAATAATAAGAAGGTTATAAATGCAAATATTAACAATAGAAAATGAAGCATATAGTTTAAATAATTTACCTGATGTAATTGATGATGTGCGATATTGCGTGTTAGACACAACTGATCCAACATTTATTGATTATTACTTTTTGCCATTAATATTTTTAGAGAGTTTTAGTACTCCTGCGGTTGTGTTGCAAATAGGAGAATATCAAATACAAATGCCATTGGATTGGAGTGTATTAATAGGAGAACCAACTATAGGTGATATGGAAATTATACCTTTGGTTAATTTAAATGATCGTGGGTTTCAAACGCTATTATATAATCCATTAAAAGGATATATGCCAACATGGGCACCAATACAAATAATAAATGTGTTTGTTGAGGTTAAATGGTTTTTTCCTAAATTGAAATTTGGACATATACTAACAATGCCTATAGAAAATAAATTTAATCCTTTGTGTTGTTATTTTGTAAAAGAGACAAATAAAATACCTGATGTAATTGACATAGGTGATATTGTTATATGAGCGAATTTATTGTAACATGGGAAGTAAGGTATTCTGGTTATGAACCAGAAAAGGTATATCTGACAGATGAGTATATTGAATCTAAAGATTTGGATTCTTTGAAAGAGTATTTAGATGAAAATGCTATGGATCATACACCAGAAATGGATGTACCATATCAATCTGGCGACTTTAATATTGAATGGGTTATAATTAAGGATGCAGAGACTGATAAAGAATTATGGCGTGACCCATATACAGATTTTGAAGAAACAGTTGACGATGAAAGTTGATATGTTTAAAGAGATACTTCCTGCAATAGGCAAGAAGGATAGAAGTTTTTATAACAATCTCCCAGTAGAATCTAAAAAAAGTAGTACTATGAATTTTTGGATGATACATCGTTGGGCAACTTGCCCAATTAAAAATAAAGAACATTATATTTTATTTGTAAATGAACTATGTAATCGCAACTATAGTGAAATCAGCACTCATCCAGAATTGCAATGGTTATTGTTAAGTGCTATTGGATTAGGTAATGAGAAATATTTTCGTCAATGGGTTGGTGTACCAAATAGTAGAATAAAAGAAAGTAAAATAGATAAATTTTTATTAGTGGTATATCCATCTATAAGCGATGACGAATTAAATTTATTAAAGGAAATGAATACAGAAGATGACTTCCAAACTCTTGCAAAAGAAATGGGATACAACGACGAACAAATTTCTGATATCTTTGATGGAAAATCTAGAAATAAAAAAATCTGAAGGTTTTAAATGCAAATTTTGTAATAGAGATTATAAAAGTGTTAAAACATTAGGTGCACATACTTGTGAGCAAAAGCGTCGGCATATTGCCCAAAGTGAAAAACAGGTGCAACTTGGTTTTAGAGCATTTCAACGATTCTATGAATTAAACTCAACTGCGATTAAACCTAAAGTTAAAGCGTTTGACGAATTTCGTCAATCACAATTTTATCTTGGGTTTGTTAAGTTTGGCAAATTTGCAAAAGATGTAAATTGTTTACAGCACGAAGATTTTGTAGACTGGTTAGTTAAACATGATTTAAAATTAGATGACTGGATCAAAGATGGTGCATATGAATTATTTGTTAGGGAATATACAAATAGTGAATCGGCAAACGAAGCATTAGAACGAAGTATTAAGTTTATGCGGCATTGGGAAGAAAAAGAGAATAGAGATTGGGTATTATTTTTTAAAGAGGTTAGTTCTAATGTTTTTACATATTGGATTAGAACAGGCCGCATTTCCCCATGGGTAGTTTTTAATTGTCAAGCTGGACAAACAGCATTAAACAATTTAAGTGATGAGCAAATGGCGTTAGTAGCAGATGCTTTAGATCCAAAATTTTGGTATAAAAAATTTGAGAATAATCACAATGAAGTTGCGTTTGTTAAATCAATTTTATTAGAGGCAGGCTTATGAAGTTACCTGATATTGATATTGATTTGAAAAACAGAGAAGATGTTTTAAGTATATTAAAACATATACCGGCAAGTCTAGATGGCGAAAAGAAACATAACACTGGTGTATATTTTAATAATATTCCAGTCAATCCATTTAGTAGAGTTTCAAGTATAGATTATAAGGATGCTGAGTCTCGTAATTATTTTAAATTAGATCTTTTAAATGTTAGTGTGTATAAAAATGTCAATAGTAATAATCATTTAGAAGAGTTAATACAACAGGAACCTGTTTGGGAATTACTAGAACATAAAGAAATAGTAGAACAGTTATTTCATATACATAACCATTATAATATTGTAAAACAATTAAAGCCAAACAGTATAGAACAACTGGCGGCAGTACTAGCAGTTATTCGTCCAGCAAAAAGACATTTATTAAATAAAGATTGGGATACAATTAATAAAGAAGTTTGGGTTAAGCCAAAAGATGATAGTTATTATTTTAAGAAGTCACATGCTGTGGCATATGCAATTGCTATTATAGTGCAATTGAATTCAATTGTTGAGGGTGTTAATTAGTCTTTGTCAAGTTTTCTAACTAGTTGCACAGTTCTGCGTTTAACTCTTTTGCGTATAATATTATGAAGACTTGTAATAGGACCAAATAAGAATTCAACATCTTTACTAATAAAATTTCTTAAGCAATACCGAAATTGTTCTACTTCTTGGGGTAGGAATAAATTAATCGGCGTTATACGATTGCTTTCCCACCACCATGTTTCGCCTAGAGTGAGAAATTTTTCTTTATCCTCGTTTTGTACTTTGCTATAGCAGTATACACTTGTTATTTGTGTATTATGATTTTGTATGATGCCGATGATTTCTTGGTTTGCGTATTTTATACCAGTTAGGAATGGATATTTTTCGGTGATATTTGAGATGTCATCAATCATTACTATTGTACTTATTGGAATAAATATAATAGAGTAATAAACAACAATGGCCACGAACAACCTTTATCTTTATAAAACAACATATGAATTAACAATGTTCGAAAATGGCCTCCGAATGGAAGGACCTATGTATAATAATACAATTAAAATTCATAAAGGAATAGATGATAAGATTACATTTAATGTGTACGATGAGAATCGTCGACTTGCATCTATTAGTCATTTGACATTAGCAGTTAATATTATTGATGCTAACTCTGGTGCATTAGTTTTAACAAAGGTGCCAGTTGTAAATGATAATATAAAAGGTACATTAGATGTAACATTTAGTTGGGGAGATACTGTTAACCTTGATGCTGGATTGTATGAGTTTAGTATAACAACAACAGATATAGAAGGTGAAACAAGTGCATTGTATACAGATTTGTCACAACGAGCAATTGGCACAATTGAGATACTTGATAATATTTTGCCAAGTCCTTCAACTACATTAAGCACCTCGACATTTACATTAAATGGTGTACGCCATGAAAGTACTCCGTTAAGTGCTTCGCCAAATACAAGTTATCAAACTTCAAATCATACTTGTGCGGTATATTTAACAACATATACTGGGAAACTTTATGTTGAAGGTAGTCATGATTTAACTGCTCCATCAAATTGGTTTACTCTCGATTTGCATCCTGACAATATTCTTATGGATTGGAATGCATATACAGCAAAATCAGGTATAGATCCATTTAATTTCATTATATCAACAAATTGGGTTAGATTTGTTCATATCCCAGATGCAGCTAATACCGGCACACTTGACAAAGTCTTGATTAGAAGTTAAAATATAGTAGTGCTTATAGATAAGTTAAAGTCTTTAATTTTATCTCGACTATCTGGTCGAAAAGTGAATCCAAGTGGTTGGATGTCTTTAAATTGTCCAATGTGTATCAGCATGGGCGAAGTAAGGCTTGATAAGCGTAAACGCGGCGGCTTTAATTTTACAACA